CAGGAGCTGTCTGCTAAAGGTGCTGGCGAAGTATTCAGACTTACGCAGTCTTTTTGTTACTTTGGGATAAAGGAAGAGCCGTTTAACACGGAAGAGGTTAACTTATTGGATAACCTTAAAGCGGACGTAGACAATTTAAAGACACCAAGCCAAAGGCTACGGGGTATCCTTTATAGGCTATACGAGACCAATAGCGAGGGTTTTACTGATTTTACGACATTCTACCAGTCAAAACTAGAAAAGGTCATAGAGGGCTTTAAAATGCTTTTAGATGCGAATACATACTAAAGTATATATGGACTACTTTAAATACGATATATCCGATCATATACCCTGCGAGATATGCTTAGCCCCTGCAGTAGATATACACCATATCGAAGCCAGAGGGATGGGCGGGACAACTACTAAAGACCATATCAGTAACTTAATGGCGCTATGTAGAAGCTGCCATATTAAGTACGGGGATTTGAAACACTATAAAAACTATCTTAAATCTATCCACTTACTAAAGATAACACAGGTTAAGTAACTGCGAATATGTACGATTTTGGCAAATAAAAAAAGCTTAATATCATTCTCTAAAGGCTTCGACCCCAGACGTAACATTAAGGGGCCGCCCCGTAAGTTCGTGTCAGCTATTGCAGATCTAGGCTATAGCAATAGGGAGGTATCGGATGCTATCCGCAACCTAGCCGCACTAACCGAGGGGGAGATAACCGAGGTAGCTAATAACATAGACTGCACCATACTAGAACGCACAATCGCTAAGGCCCTATTAAACGGATTAAAGAAGGGCAGCCTATACAATTTAGAGGTAATTATTACTAGGGCCTTCGGGAAGCCACAGGAGACCACTAACGCTGCTATAGATAACAAAATAGAGGTTATCTATATTAAAGGCAAAAGCATAACTTAATGACTTTAGAACTACCCGAACCACATACCACCCAACAAGGAATACTTGACAGTTCGGCTCGCTTTAAGGTTGTTCTATGCGGTAGACGCTGGGGTAAGTCTGAGCTATGCCAAATAGAAACTATTACCCGAGCTTTAAACGGGGAGTATGTAGCCTACATAACACCCACCTACAAACTAGCCAAGGTATTCTTTGATAAGATAATAAAAATTATACCCTTCCCAGCTAACCGATCCGATCTTACTATAACCTTCCCCACGGGAGGCAGTATAGACTTCTTTACAGGGGAGCGCCTAGACAATCTTAGGGGGCGTAAATTCCACCAAGTAATACTAGACGAGGCCCCGCTAATTAAAGACCTACAGGAAGGCTGGAATAATTCAATAAGGCCAACGCTGACAGACTATAGGGGTGGCGCCCTATTCGCTTCCACCCCTCGCGGTAAGGAGTTTTTTTATAGCCTATATCTGAAGGGTAAGGATAGGACGGGAGACTGGGCCAGCTGGAAGTATACCACCTACGATAATCCCTATATAGACCCACGGGAGGTAGACGACGCTAGGAGCCAGCTACCGTCTTCGGTATTCGAGCAGGAGTACCTAGCCAATCCAATGGAGAACGCAGCCAACCCCTTCGGGTCAGCACATATACGAGCTTGCGTAGCGCCACTCAGTACCAGACCTACACAGTTCTACGGCATAGATTTAGCAAAGAGCTTTGATTATACGGTAATAATAGGACTAGACCAGGAGGGGCACGTAAGCTATTACGATAGGTTCCAAAAGGATTGGAAGCAGACTAAGGAAGCTATCCTAATGCTAGATAGAAACAAGCCAGTATTCATAGATAGCACGGGCGTAGGGGATGCCATAACCGAAGACCTGCAAAAATCATTTCAGTATATGGAGGGGTATAAATATACTGCACAATCGAAGCAGCAGTTAATGGAGCTTTTAGCACATTCAATACAGCATAATGCCATACGCTTCCCTGCGGGCACCATACAGGAGGAGCTAGAGATCTTCGAGTATTTGTACACCAGCACAGGGGTAAAGTATACCGCCCCTTCGGGCTTCCACGATGACACGGTTAACGCTTTAGCGCTATCGGTCAAGTGCAGGGATAAGATGAAATTAAGGGGTCAGTATATCTTTATATAATTTTTTCAAATAAATCCACTTACATATATGCGTATAAGCGTTAAGGACTTCCAAGACATAACCAAAATAGCAGACTCTACCTTGTCAGAACTTGACAAGTCTATTATGATTGTCAAGACCATAACTGGTAGAAGCGACCATTCGATTAATAAAATGAGTACGCACAGGTTTAACCGTATATGCCGTATAGTCAGAGTTATGATGGATAACTACGCCGATAAGATTAACACCGAGAAGCCTAAGAAGTTTATACGTGTTAATGGTACTACCTATTTACTGCACTACGATATTAGCAGGCTAAGCTCGGGTAAGTATGTAGAGGCGGTTACCTTCCAGCAGGATATGATTGGCAACCTACATAAACTTCTAGCTACTATGGCTACGCCAATGCGCTGGACGTGGAAGGGAATAAGGGCAAAGCCATACAAGGCGGAAGACCATAGTAAGATAGCCGAGGATATGCTAGACGCAGACTTCTCGATAGCCTACCACGCAGCTGTTTTTTTTTTCGCAGTATCAGTGAAGTCAATAGAGAGTTTGAGTACCTCTGGCAAACTACTGGGGAAGAAGAGCCTGGGAGTATTGGCAAAGCATTTAACAAGCTTTTTGGATGGGTCTATAACGGTAAACTGGTATCGGAATTTGAAGGCATAAAGCTAGACGACGTTTGGGACTTACCCGTTAGGCAGTTCCTAAACGATCTAAGCTTACTTAAATTAAAGACAGAGGCAGAGAATGAACATAGACGAAAAATTCAGCGCCGAGTTTCGGTGGACAGATGAACTAGGCGGTAGCGATTATACTATTCTCGAGGTAAGTAACCTCGAGAATGAGCTGTTAAGGTTTGCCGCTGAGCTGTACGAGTTGACGGCAAAGAACGCTAGGGAGAAGCAGTTAGTAAGTACGGGTAGCTTACTAGATTCATCTAACTATAAGGCTTCCGTAACAGAGGAGGGAAACGGGAAGCAGAGCCTAGGTATTTATATGGTTAAGTACTTCGACTACATTAACGAAGGGGTAATGGGCGTTAAGTCTAAGAAACCAGATAGCCCCTATAAGTTTAAGGATAGCTTTTCTATGAGTCCCGAGGGTAGGGCCAGTATAAAGAACTGGTTAGAAAAGAATAGGGAGATAAAGCTAGACGCTACGAAAAAGGAGATAGTAGGACTGGAGGGGAAGGAAGGCAACGGGAGTAAGAAAAAGATAACTAAGAGCGAACTAGAGGTAAGAACGGATCAGGCTATTGCGGGTATTAAGTCTGGCGGTATAAAGCGTACAGACTATTTTAACGACGCCTTGGACGTAGCGCTAAAGAACTTCAAAGCGCGTGTTGGAAAGCAGATTTTAAAGGATATTAAAGTACAAATAATAGTGAGTAATAATAAATTTAATACCAAATGAGTATAACAAACGCTACGTTTCCTTTAGACTATACCTCTATACAAGACCAGCTTTGGGTAGTAGTCGAGTCGGATAACTATGAGCAAGTAAATTTTAAATATATCATTGATGTATATAATAACGATACAAACCAACAGTTAATAAGGGCGAAGATATACCCAGACGTTACTAGCGGTATGGGTTACTTTGACGTAGGTAGCGTAGTAAGAAACTGTATGACATATAACTGGTTCTTCCCATACGATAGTATTGGGGTTAATGTACCTGATATATATGGTCAGATAGGCTTTCAATATAGAATAGAATTAGGCGAAGAGTATAACGTAGGTGCTAGCGGTATTCAGGAAATTAATATAACAAACAATACTACCATTTCGCTAAACTATACGCCCACGGTAGATGACCGTAAGCTTTTTGATATATCAGATTATACCAATAAATATTTAACTACCCGCGAGCTACCCGATAGTATTACACTAAGAAGGGAAGAACCCTTTTTTATAGGGTTTTTAGGGGACTTCGCGGGCGCAGCCGAAGTGAGCTATTATGTAGAGACTAGCGGAGACGACTACGACTCTAGCAGCTCTAGTGCTTCTCGCTTCCACCAATTTAATATAGGGCCTGCGGCAGTAGCTGCGGAAACGGGTATTATTTATTCTAACACGGAGTGGTACGATATAATAATACCTAACCCCGATGGTAAAACTATACGGGTATATATTGATGACTGCCCGACTTTACACGACCCCTACTATCTGGTATTTATGAATAGGTTTGGTATGTTTGACACGGCGGCTTTTAAATGTGTAAGTAAGTTTAATATGACCGTAGGCCGTAAAGCTTACGAGACTAAAGAGGCTAAGTTTGATGGCTTGGATGTAAACTATTACACAGATAGCGGATTTATTAAGCGATGGAATGAGAGTAAGGTTAACTACGCCCAAACAATAGATTGGAACTATAAACTAACTATGGACTACCCTACCGATGCAGACTATAGGTGGCTATCAGAGTTAGTATATAGCCCACAGGTATACTTAAAAATAGGAGGCGACTACTTCCCTGTAACCATTAAGAATACTAACTACGAAGAGAGTAAGCGCATATACGCTGGGTTGAAGACCTTTGAAATAGAGGTAGAGCGTAACACTAAACTAAACGGCTTTAGACGATGACCCGTATATTTATCGAAAACTACGAGCTTGATATTACTAAAGACTTCAGCCACCAGCTGACCTTTAGCATAGACGATATTAACAGACTAGATAGTAAAACTACTAGCTTTTCTAAGACTATTGTAATTCCTGGTACTGACAACAATAACCTGATCTTCGGTAATATCTTCGAGCTTAGTAACGCCAATTTTAACGCGGGTAGCTATGCTACTAACCCACCGCCTAACGCATACTACGACTTCAACGCTTCGAGGTCAGCAAAAGCACGTATAGAGATTAACGGGCTAAAGGCTATTAAAGGGATATTAAGGCTACTAAGTATAACGGTAGACAAAGGCAGCATTGAATACGAAGTAGCCCTATTTGGGGAGCTAGGGGGCTTTGTAGCGGCACTAGGCAATAGTAAGCTGCAGGATATAGACCTAAGCCCATTTGACCACGTATATAGCAGAGATAATATAGTACAAAGCTGGGACACCTCTGGGGTATTTAATAAGACGGGCGGGCTACTTTGTAGGATTAATAAATTTAGGATAACGGGCGCTTTGACATTGACCCTATTACCAGGTACCCAAATAAGTATATACGGCACACCTACTAACGATGGGACGTATACAGTAGACCACGTAGCGCTAGCGGGCGCTGGGAGTATATTATTTACCGATGTTTTCGTAACCGTAAACACCATAACTATAGAAAATGTTACAGGCGCTTGGGTGCTATCTATAGTAGGCCCTAGCGGCCTAGGGTTTGGATATACCTACCCACTAATTAATTACGGTAATGTTAGTTATGACTACCCCGCTACTGGAACGCCCTTATATAGCAGATTTAAGGACTGGAGCTATAAAGCTTTTCGCCCTGCAGTATTTGTGCTTCAGTATATAGATAGCATAATAAGGAATGCAGGCTATACGTATAGTTCGAACTTCTTAAACACGAACTATTTTAAGAGCTTAATAATCCCGAGTAATGACCAGCTACTACAGCGTAGAGGATCTACTAAATACGTAGACAACTACGAGGGGGATTTTACGGGCTTTATTTATTTAGACGATAATACCTATACTACATATATAGAGTTTCCTACAGCGGGTAGCTTAACTTTATTTACCCACCCTACGACGTCTACCTTTACTTACACAGGGGTAAATCAGAGGAGCGTAACTGCTAAAGTTAATCTATCGGGCACGCTTACAAAGGACGCAGGAAACCAAGTAATACTACAGATTTTAAAAATAGAAGGCGGAATGGATAGGCTAGTAAAAGAGTATAACTTCGGAGCTAACCAACAGACTAATTTTGATTTTAGAATAGGGTTAGAAGGCATAACAGATATAACACCAGGCGATAGCTTTACGGTCAAATTTATTATTATACCCGCTAATGTAGGCGGTAGTTTAGTAGTAACTACAGCTAGCTGTAACATAGAAT